TATGCACTTACATCCTGCAAATATAGCAGCCAATAAAGAACATAAGATGATGGAAAAAGAAGTTCCTGAAGAAGTAATAATGTATGAAGAAAAATAATGACTAGCGATATGTTTTCAAATGATATACTTATAATGTACCACGAAGATGATTTAGACAGGGGGTATCGCATAGATTGTAAGATGCGAACTAAACAGGACTTGGCTTGGTTAAAGCGAGATGAGTTTAGAAAGGTCTACGAAGAGCTTTTAGAAGCTCATTTAAAAGGTATGCCAGAGTTACCTTTAGAATTAGCTATGGCTTCTGTAGATCAAATACTAGAAGGTAATATACGATTCAATCCTGATGAACTAAACAGAGAGAAATAATATGAAATTTAAACTAATAAAAAACATTATAGGCGCAGTAGCTCCAACAATCGGTACAGCTCTTGGTGGCCCGATGGGTAATATGGCAGCTAATATGATTGCTGAAACTTTAGGGTGTGAGCCTACACCTAAAAAGATAGAGCAAGCAGTACAGGCAGCAACTCCTGAACAACTGGCAGAACTCAAAAAGATTGACGCAGACTTTGAAGTTAAGATGAAGGAACTAGATGTAGATCTTTATGCTCTAGAGACTAAAGATATTCAGGATGCGCGAGGTAAATTTTCTAAAGATTGGACATCTAGAATTATGGGCTTAACTGTAGTTGGTGGATTTATGGGGTATATCTTTCTAATCACGCTCCAACCTCCAGAGCAGAACAGCGAAGCGTTGATCAACTTAGTTCTAGGTTATCTTGGCGGTCTTGCAAGTGCTATTATATCTTTTTACTTTGGAGCGAGTAACAGTACTAAAGATGATAAGTAATGGAGAGCATAACAACATTAATAGGTGAGCTTGGATTGCCTGTAGCAGGCGGTCTTGTTATGGCTTACTTTATTTTTCTTGTTATGCAACAGCTTATGGATGGTCTTGTAGGAGAAATACAAACTGTTCAGGCTATATCTAAAATGCTCATTACCAGAGCAGCAACTATGAATAATGATATGATAAGAATAGACACTAGTGTTTCTAGTGCGTTAAATCTTTCACCTGATTTAGAGCGTATAGCAAGAGCAGAAAACTTTGTAGAAGATGGAAAGATAGACGCTAGGAGAGACTAATGGATATTGTTCAGGTAGTTTCTGAGTTTGGTTTTCCAGTAGTAATGGTCGTAGGGTTAGGATACTTTGTATACTTTGTATGGCAAACAATAACTAATAAGATTGATCCTGCTGTACAGGAAATGAAGATAACTATTATAAGACTTACAGATCAGTTACGTTTACTTGATCAAGATATGATTAGATTACAACAGAAAGTTAATACAGTACTTGAACTTAAAGAAGAGAATAGATTAGTAGATGATACGCAGATTAAAAAAAATACTTGAAGACATATCAGTAAATACTATTATTACTTTAGTTTTTATATTTAATTTTATTATATTGTTTGCTCTTTTGTTTTATGCTCCTGTAGCAAAAGCCGATGAACTTATTTATAGATTTAAAAGTCCTAGTTTTTCTGGAGTAAATACTAGCAGTCATTATCTTACTATAGAAAACCAAGAGGCTACTAGAAAACAAGCAATCAAGGATGAGATAGAAGCATATCAAGATGAGTTAGCTAGAGAAGCAGACAACACTACACTTGCAAGGTTTATAAGAAACTTAGAAAGCAGAATCTATGCACAACTGTCACGACAAATGGTAGAACAACTGTTCGGAGAGACACCACAAACATCAGGTTCACTTGAGCTAGAGGGAAACACTATTGAATACAAAGTTGAAAATGAGCTTATCACACTTACGATTACAGATGAAACTGGCGGTACAACTAGCATTACTGTTCCTATCGGTAGCTTTACTTTCTAGTTGTGCTTCTAGAGATTTATTAAACGGAAGCGGGCTACCTAATATTGTAATAAAAAGTTCTTCTATATTAGAACTACAGTCTGAAGAATTAAGACAACTTCCTTCAGCAAAAAGAAAACCAGTAATAGCTATATATCCTAATAGCTTTAGAGACCACACAGGGCAACGAAAGTCTAACGGATCTTTTGCTTTGTTCTCTACAGCTATTACACAAGCACCAGAAGCTTTTCTTATTAGGGCTTTGAAACACGCAGCAGATGGTGAGTTCTTTCAAATAGCAGAACGTGTAGGGCTTGAGAGTTTAACTAAAGAAAGACAACTTATACGCAGTACAAGGGAATCTTTTGAAGAGGACAGCAGCGTCAAACCTCTTTTACTGGCAGGGTTATTGGTTCAAGGCGGTGTACTGAGCTATGATTCTAACGTAAAATCTGGTGGAACAGGCGCAAGACTGTTAGGAGTAGGAAGCTCTAAACAGTACAGAGAAGATCTAATTACTATATCATTGAGATTAGTTTCTGTCTCAACAGGAGAGGTACTGATAGAAATATTAGTATCTAAAACAGTTACATCAGCAGGTCTTTCGCAGGATGTCTTTAGATTTTTAGACGAAGGGCAAAGACTTATTGAGGTAGAAGGAGGAGTTGCAGAGAACGAAAGTACCTCTATAGCTCTACAACGTGCAATAGAAGAAGGTGTTTTAGAAATAATTAAAACAGGAATAACCAGGGGGTATTGGGAATATGAAGAAACTAATTAGCTTATTGTTGCTTATGTCTTATAGCGTAGTAGCTGATGATAACGAAATCTATGTAGATCAAGTAGGTGCTACAGCAAATATAGATCTTGAGCAATTAGGAAGCGGTAACATAATAGGCGGGCTATTATCAACACACGGATCTATGACTCCGTTCGACCTTGATGGTACTACTATGACTCTTGATGTGAATCAGATAGGTAATAATAATAAGATGTTAGGTGACATTAACTCAGATACTTTTACTGGTATCTTTGATTTTGATGGAGATACAAACTCGTATACTATTCAAGTTGATCCTACAAATACTTATTCAGCAGATAACTCGAATGTAAACGTAGATGTTGATGGTAGTACAAATACATTCACGCTTGATCTGGCTACTAATAGTTTATCTAGTGGAGCAGATATAGACACGATAGTACAAGGAGATTCAAACACTCTTAATATTGATTTGGATGTAGACTCAGCTACGAACTATATAGATCTTGATGGTGATAGTAACACAGTTAATTATGATGGAGATGGATATGCAGGAGGTTACTTCAAACTTGAACACGATGGTAACTCAAGGTCGTTTACTGTTGATCAGCAGTCTACTTTGGATAATGATTGGCTGCGCGTTACCTCTACTGGAAATAACGGAACGGTATGCGTTAATCAAGACGATCAAGGCACAAGCGTTGGATGTTGATATAGGAAGTATTACAGAACTAAACGGAAACACCAGAGTAGTAAGAGACAAAGTATACGAGAGTTCAATAGACTTCTCTCTTAACTCTATGGATAAACTAGAGACTGCAAAGGGCAGGATGGGTGTTACGTTTAGAGATGATACAACAATACGTTTAACAGAACACAGCAATGTTATTATTGACGAGTTTGTATTTGATCCTGATCCAAGTAAGTCTAGTATGGCTCTTAACTTTGTTAAAGGCACGGGCCGTTTCATATCCAGTAAGAAGCCACGCATACCTAAAGATAATATTAAGATTCGTACCCAAGCAGCAACGATTGGAATAAGAGGTACGGACTTCACAATAACTGTAAAAGAAACTGGTGAAGCTCTGGTGATACTTTTACCTGATGAGTTTGGTAACTCAAGTGGTGAAATAACGGTAGATACTGCTTTAGGTCGGGTAGTTCTTACTAAACCTTATGAAGCTACTACAGTTTATAACTTTGAAACTGCTCCTACTCCTGCTGTAATACTAGACCTTACTATAGATATGATAGACAATATGCTTATAGTTACTCCTCCACAAAGAGAAGAACAGGAAGCAGATGATAACAATGCAGTAGCCGATAACATACTTGATATAGACTTGTTAGAGTTTAACGATCTAGATGAAGACCAACTACAGGAAAACGAATTAGAATACACAGAGCTTGATATAGATTATCTGGCAGGTAATTTCCTTGAAGATCTTTTAGATATAATCCAGGATGTTGATGAGCTTGGTAAAGCTGAGAAAGCTTTATCTGCTGATGGGGTAAAAGGAACAACAGTAGGATACGATAGCAGTACACAGATAAGCACGTTCGTAACTGACACGCATCTAAAGTTTCTAAGAGCTATAGAAGATACATTAGAAATGAAAGTAGATAAGTCAGGATCTTACAATATAACAATAGAACAAGAAGGGAAAGTAAATCGGATTACTACCAACGGAGGAAGTAACTCTAATATTACTATTAAGCAAGGCAGTTAATTATTTTTTACGTTTAGTATACGCTTCGTTTTCTTTTGTAGTAGGATCGTCAGCAATATATCTTCCTTTATTATCTCTAGCTCTAACTGTTTCAAAATCTTTTTCACTTGTACCGTTTAAAAAATGTTTAAATTTATTCCACCAACTCATAGTATTTCCTTTATGTTATTCGAGCGTTTAAATCCGCTTCTATTTTATTATGTACTGCGTCTAATTCAGTTGACGCACTTCGCAGTACGGACTGTAACAGGCTAAATTCTTCTTTACTTAAAAACTTTTTTAGCTTTTTAATATCTGTAGATATTCTTTCTGTTATTAACTGTCCTTGTTTGTTAAACAAAACTGTATAAGCTAATAGTTTTGCTTCTTCCCTTTTTATTCTTGGCATTAAATTATCTCACAAGTGCCTGCACTACAGGCTAGTTCTTTAGTATTCTCTGTATTATCTTCAGTTTCATATTCAGTAATCTTTGACCAATCAACAACATCCGTTGTTTTCTTTAGCCATTTTCTATACTCATTATAAGTTATCTCCTGATAGGGAGCTTGCTTGTATGAGTGATCTGAGTATGGAAGGAAGGAGATACCTGATATATCATTAAAGTTTTTATATACCCAAGCACCTACATCTAACCACTCGTCTTCTTTAACTGAGATAGTTACAGAGGGTTTATGTTCACACCATTTATCTTGATAGTCTTTCCAGATTCCTAAGTGTTCAGTAGCTGACAAGTCCTTTCTAGTCAACGCACCTTTAGGACTCTTCATTGGAAAGTAAAAGACATAAGTGTGTTCTGGTTTAGTAAGATCATCTTCGTGATACACTCCTGCATCGACCATAAGTTTAGCTAGGGGATCTTTCTTATCTGCTCTTACTGTACGAAGGTAGTATGGGCTATGTCTAGTGTGAATACCAGAGGCACTATTGACCAGTTGGCTAACTGTTCCACTAGGTTTCACACAGGTTATCGCTGCGGATTGGGGTATACCTAGTTTCTTAGCCCATACTTTATTCATATCAATAGATATATTTTTTAATTTATCTAAATCTATTTTACCGTTTATCATATTAGTGTTATCCATTATCCCTGTAAGAGATACACCAAGTAAAGATTCTTCTTGCGTATTGTGTTTCCATTTGCTAGTTAAGTATCTAAAGTTTGTAAGCGTAGCTTGAAACGTACCAAGAAGTGTAGCAGCTTTTACTTTAGCTATTAAAGTATCTTCATTATCGTCAGGTCTTACAACAACCTCAGTTAAATTACAGAACTGTTTGTTGCGTAGGATAATTTCACTACAAGGATTACATCCAAAGTCTTTATAATCTTCTCTCCTACCGTTCTTAGAAGCCTGTTTTTCTGCAGCTTGTCTATTAAATATACCACGCTCACCGCTCTTAGATTCATAAAGAGATAACCATTCACGCATAAACGCACCTGGTTCTGCAACGTCTGTATAGGCTACAGAGTTATTAGACAAGGCTCTCTGCTGATTATCTTCCCACCAAGCACCTGACTTAGCATTGCGCATACGGCTGTCTGAGAGGTTGCTGAGAGAGATTAAAGCACTTCTGCGTACTCCTCCAACGACTACCACTTCTGCGACCTTACACATCAAATCGTGGCAGTCTATAGATACAAGCTTACGCTGTCCTTTTGTAATAGCATCACGGAATATGTTGATAGTAAAATCAAATAATTCTTCAAGAGGAGCAGGGCCACTTGCTCTGCCTCCAAAGGTTTTAAGTCTAGCACCGTAAGGTCTAATGTTAGACACATCCCACGTAGGAACTTGTCCTGCATAAAGTAAAGATAACAATTCTTTGTAGGCTTTTGCCCATCCTATTTTAGAATCAGCTACTTTAATAACTGTATCTGTAGGAAATAAATCTTCTGGTAGATCTGGCAACTCATTTATATACTGACGTTCAACACTAAAACCTACGCCTGTACCACACATAAGTATGTAAAGTGTTTCATCAAATGATCGAACATTATCCACAGCTACATAGCTACAGTTAAATCCTGCCACGTTATCTTTTTCTAATGCTGTACCTGCAGACATTAATGCTCTCATACTAGGCATAATGTTTAGATACAGTACAGCTTTCTCTAAGTACTTTCTAGTCTCATCAAACTGTGACTTACTTAAGTTGTGGTTTTCTTTAAGATGTGCTTCAAAGAAATCAAAGTATCGAGCTACTGTTTCTTCCCACGCTTCTCTACGTTTTTTTTCTTCATTCCACCTAGCATATCTACTAAGATGTATAAACTGCTGATAGTTAGTAGGTAGTTGTATATTCATAGTACAAAAGCCTCTGCAAACTGTGTTTCTGCAAGCTGTGTTGTTATTAATAAGAATGTTATAGAAGATAACATAAGAAATATAACAGGCATAAGAGAATCCCAAAGCTCTACTTCTATTTCTAATGTTCCGTCTGTTCCATTAGCCATCACTTGTAAAACAAGATAAATAAAACATATTAAACTTTGTGTTAGTGCAAGCCCTGCTAATATTATTGCGGCTCGTATATCTGCAGTCCACATAAAGTATGTTCCTATACCCATCCCAAAAAAAGGTATCATATATAGTAATCTACCTAGCATTTGTTTTATCCTCTACCCATAAGTGTATAGCTATAATAGCGTAGTGTATAATCTTTAATAAGTCACCTTGATTTTTATAATCTCCAGTAACAGGATCAGGTTTCTTACCATAACGCATAGCATACTTTATAATATTACCCATACAAAAACCATCTCCGTGTCCTGCATCAATAATCATATCTGTTGCTTGATATTTTCCACTAGCATAATGTTTTTCATATGTTTTATCTACATATCTTTTTATTTGTTCTATTGTATTTTCTTCGTTGAATTTATAATCAACCATTATTTAAACTCCTCTGGTAAAGTTTCTTCTGTGTACCACTTAAAATTATTTGCTTCTGCCCATTCAGCGTGTGTTCTTTTAGTACCGTCTTTTCTCTTAGTAGCTCCTGGCATAGGAGAAAAAGGTTTCTGAAAAAGGAAGACAAGTTCCATTGTATCAGGTAAAGACTCTCTAATCCAGATGTACTTACTGTATTCTGCGTGATCCCAAAATCTTCCCTTTGCTTCTATAATAATTTTATCTTTAACAAAGTCTGGTTCATACTTTCTTTTAATAATATATTCAATATAATCAGAATGATGATCCCAACTTTTTAATACACCTATATGTAATGTATGTTCCCATTTACTATCGTATCCTTTAGGTACTCCTTTTTCTTTTGGCCTAGCTTTTCTTGGTTTTCTTCTAGCCATTACTTAACACTTGAATCGTGATTCTTAACAAGTTGCCAGTATGTAAGAATACTATTAAACATAGCTACGTGTTTAGAATGAGATTCTTTATCCCATATAAAAAATTTAATTGTTTCTATATTTTCCCTATCAATAAATATAGATATTCTTTCAGGATCTTTAGACTCACATCCTTGTGCATAAGCTGAAAGTTGTATACCGTGATCATCGAATACTAATTTAGTAGGCTCTTTATCTTCAATGTTGCTTTTAGTTTTAAAGTCTATAAAGATTCCTGATTTAGAATATAGATCTATCTTACCTCCGTATCCTTCTTTAGCACAAAAAGATCCTTCTGCTATCCATTCTTCATCAGGATAATTTTCATCTAACCACTTCTTAATTATCTTATAAGGTTTAGATTTAGATCCTCCTAAGAATCCTTTCTCAATCATAGCGTGTATCTTTGTTCCTTCTTTTGCTGCGTTCAAACCAATACTCTTAGCATCGTTCTTACACCTATAAAGAAAAGCACTAAAGGTTTCGTCTTCTAATTGTTTTAAAGTAATAGCAGATTTTAAAGCCTGATCTATCTTCCAATTCTCTAAAGAAGGTTTAGCTATCATTCCCATTATAGTAGTAACAGAAGGTACTAAATCTAAATTTCTTGCATCCCTTAAATTTGTATTTCTTTCTTTGCCGTTTGCTCCAATTATTGTGTACATCGGCTCACCGTCTTGAGTGTACCAATGTCCTGATTCAGATTTAAATTTACTAAAAGTATCTTTTGGTTTCATAATTTTTCTTTGTGTTTATTTAAATAAGTTATAACTCTATCCAAAGTTTCTGTATTATCTTCAAATCTTCCTAAAGCATTATTACAGTTATTACATATCCATCCTCTAAACGTACTAGTAGAATGATCGTGATCTAATACCCAAACAGATTTGTCTTGCCATCTGCCGTATTCTTTTAATTCTTCTTCTATCTTATCACAACAAGGACAAGAATAGTTAGGATCAAGAGGTTTAGGATACTGTTGTTTTAATTCTTTTACTACTCTAGTATGAATAGCTGTGCAATCTCTACATATAGATCTTCTTGAAGTTCCTACAGTTTCTCTAAAAGGAAACTCAGAAGTCTCTTTATAAGTATTACATTTAATACACACGTGACCATTACTATCTTCTTCTTCTTCTTTCTTTTCTTCTTCAAAAAGATGTAATTGATTAGTGTGTTTCACTCCAATCCTTTCCTATCTTATATTCACCATCTAAAGGACAATTAAGATTTAAAACATTTTGTGTATCTCTTATAGCTTTAACTCCTAGTTTACCTACTGTCTCTGCCTGGTCTTCGATTACTTCTATCTGCCATTCATCGTGTACATTAGCTACAAACTTTGCGTTTAACTTTAATTCTTTTATTTGATTGTATAATAAAACAAGCGCAGTCTTCATAATGATTGCGCCTCCTCCTTGCAATAAAGTATTTAAAGATGAGTAAACTTTTCTTATGTGTATTACTCTACCGTCTAATGCTTTAAGGTACTTTCTTGTTTGTGCCGCTCTTTCAACAGAAGTTGTAAGATTTCCAAGCGAGGGTAGATTGCGGATAAAACTAGATCTAAGTGTTGCACCTGCTTTAGAATTTCCTCCAACCACGCTTCCAATTTTAGCATCTCCTGCTCCGTAGATGAGAGCATAGATGAAAGTTTTCGCCTGACTTCGTGATCCAAGTCCAGCAAGGCTTTGATTTGTTGTGTGTATATCTCCGTTGACAATTTCATTTATGTATTCCTCATTTTTCATATAGTGTGCCAGTACTCTAAGTTCAAGACCAGACGCATCAATTCCTACTAACTTGTATCCTTCTGGTACTGTCCAACATTCTCTACACTCTTTACCATAGGGCTTATGAGAGCTTGGTGTCTGTGCTACGTTTGGACTTCGATGTGTCATTCTTCCTGTGATAGCTCCGTTAGGTATAACAAAACCGTGTACTCTACTATCTTTAGATAACTCTAACCAAGACGATACTTGTGCTACTCTTTTTTGTAGCATCATAAACTCTGCAATAAGCGTAGCTTCTGGTATGTCTTTAACTTTCTCTAGTGTATTTTCATCTACAATAGGCTGACCAGTAGGAGTAAATTTATTAGGTTTCCAACCAAAGTCTATCAAGTATTCACCAATCTGTTTCCTACTGGCTAAGTTAAACTCTGTCCACTTTTGCCTCATAAAAGGTTCAGCAGAAGAGTTAGGATGTAATGTATCCTGATATACTTGTTTATACTCTTCATCAGTAAGACCACGTTTAGATAATGTACCGTCTTTCTTTATATAAGGAGTAACTAATCTATCGTCTACCCATTTAGGTTTAAAAGTTTCGTGTACTTTCTTTTCTATCTCTGCCATTTTAGAATTAAGTTTTGCAGCAAGCATAGTAGCTTTTTGTTCATCTAACATAAATCCATTAATCTCTTGTTCTTTCATTATCTTAGCAACAGAATGTTCAAGATCAACAGACTCTTGACTAAAGTTTTCTACTTGTTCAAGAAGTTTATAATAGACATCTGCATTTAACTCTACATCCTGTATGCAGTACTTTCCCATTTCCTCAGTATAATTTTCCCAACTGTCAGGTTGTTGTGCTTTTCTTTTATCAGCTTCATTAGGATAAAGAATGTATCCCCAATTCTCTAAGCTATGGCCACCAGTAAGAACAGGATTAACTAAGCGAGAAACAACAAGCGTATCTTCAATGTGATTGGTAAGGTTAAGATTAAAATGTTTTTTAAGAACAGGAATATCAAAGCCTATGATGTTGTGTCCAATGAGAACATCTGCACTTTCAATTAAGTCTGCACCTTCTTGAAGTTTATCAGGAGGGAACAAGTAAGTTCCCCCTCCGATAACTTTAGCAACGATACAATGTATTACGTTACCTTCAAGACCTTCTGTTTCTATATCAAATATTACCTTCTTAAAACGGTAATGTGCTATCTTGTTGGGGAGAGAAATCAGAGTCTGTTTCATATAGTCTTCCTGTATTAGAGTTATATTTAAGGCAACAAGCTAATCCAGTATCCCCTGTATATCTAGATTTTAAAACTCTTACCTTTGTTGTGTTTGCTTCTTCTATATCATCTGCCTGTTGGTTTCTTTCTAATGCAATTACACAATCAGAAAGTTGTGATATTCCTTGTGAGCCTTTTAGGTGAGAGAGGGATACTTCGATACCCTGTTCGTGTCCTTTTTCTCCTGCTGCTCTTCTTAGATGTGAAACAAGTATCATACCTACTCCTGTTTCTTCTACTAAAGATCTTAAACGATTCATTAAATTATCAATGCCTCTTCTTTCATCGCCTTCTGTCATTACATTTACTAACATATGTAAGTGATCTACAACTACCCATTCACATTGACATCCAACTATAATGTATCGTAACTTAGAAAAGATTTCATCTATGTTTGTTGCTCCGTGATGAGCGTGTATAAATACCCTACCATCTTCTATAACATTGTCAAACATTTGTTCTAGTTGTTCATTAGAATACTTAGATCTTTTCTCTGATAAATAAATTCTATCATTAGCTTCGATAGATACTATTCCGTCTGCAGTTCTAAGCCAGTTCTCTTCTAGAGCAATAATACCTACTTTATCTGTAGTGTTTTTAATAAGCCAATGTTCTAGTTCTCTAGTGACACTTGACTTACCTAAACCAGTACCGCCAGTAAGAGTAACTAACTCTCCTTTGCGCATACCATATAGTTTTTTATTCAAACCTTCCCACGGATAAGGAATACTTTCTTTGTCTTCACGTTGTAACCAATCATTCTTTTTGCTTGATAACTCAAGGATACCTGATGGTGTATATGTTTTAGATTCCCACCAGGCTTTAGTAAACTCTTCAAACTTACCTTGCTTGAGCATATCATTAGCATCTTTAAAGCCTGTAGGAAAAGACATAATCTTAGTTTTGTTTGGTTTTAGTATTCGAGCTACTTGTCTTGCTGCTTTTTGTCCTGCATCATCATTATCAAATGCAAGTACTACATTCTCATAAGCTTCTACAAACTCTATGCTTTCTCTGATATCTTTTACAGCAGAGGAGCATCCTCTTTTAAGAGATACTACTGCCCACTTGCCTCCAAACATTTGATGTATGGCCATAGCATCGCACTCACCTTCGGTAATAGTTAAGTACTTACCGCCTGTGTTTCGATATAGTTGTTCTCCAAATAATCCTGTGCCTTCAAAGTTACCACCTGAATAAAACTTCTTCGTATCTACTTCTCTTGTTTTAGTAGCAGATACTTCGTTGTTATTATAGTAAGGGTATACGTGTTTGTTAGGACTAGATAAAACTCCAAAAGTTTTAGCTGTTTTAAGACTAATCTTTCTATCTTCGAGAGCGTTGTAAGATCCTTTATACGAATGTAAAAAAGAATTTCTATCTGTAGGTAAGGTGCTTACTGGAGGTGTGTAGTTAGTATTGCTTGGCGATGTTCGCTTGTTACATCCAAAACAAAAGGTGTGTCCATCGTCATATAAACTGTTGTTATCTTTACTACCGCAAGAGGCGCACGGAATATGTTTTATAAATTTGCTTTCTGATCTTGTATTCATTCTTGTTCCCCAATATTTTAAGAAAGTCTAGACACCTCATAACAACAAGAGGTTGAAGGAGATTCAGCTATAAGGTGTCTAGTATTAACGCTTTATTTGTTTGCTTTTACTTCTTCTTTGTTAGCTTCCTCCTTTTTATTTTCAACTGTTTTATCTTTTTGATAATCTAGAATAAGTTCATTACGATAAGCAGTCATAAGTATATCTTTTTCTTGTACTTGCTGTGCTAAAATATTTCTATCGTTTTGTAAACTTTGTAATCTAACAACAAGATGTTTAGCATTTTCTGATAATTCATCAGCGTTTATTTTTACACCTTCAATAGTAATTGAAGCTTGGTTTTCTTCTGTCATTAGAAATCGCCTTCATCATACATACCAGATCCATCTGGCTCGATGTATTCTTTAAGTTCCAATAGCTGTATAGCTTTTAAGTCTCTTCCTTTTCCAGACTTATCACGATACTGCCAAGCGTACTCGCCATACTGTACTTTAACAAGAGAGCCATTACCAATTTTAGGTAACGTATCTACGCGTTGACGCTCCTCGTTAATAAGAACAGGTCGTGCATTTTGCCCTCCACCTTTCTTATCTACGTTTCTTTTAAAGTTTACAAATCTTCCGTAATCTTTTTCTTTTACAGGATGTCCACGCTGTTCAAAGTCAGCTAGAGTTTCATCATCTAATACAAGATTAACTTCCCACTTGTGATCAAAAGTAGTATTAGGTGTTGTTACACTTGCGTAATAGGCTCGACCTGTAACTTCGCCAATACCGCTTGCAGGATTAAAATTATTATCTGCCATTTTTTTTTACCTCGTTTATGTTACATTTAAATTGAAAGACATTTCACAATCAGTTTGTAATACATCTTTAGGTACAAATTTTAACTTAGATACATAAGAATGTACAGCACTTTTTAATCTTGAAGGTGCGTTATTTGAATTGACATTAAAGATTTCTGCTGTGCCTTCTTTGTTGACATTGAATAAAACTTCAAGACTGTATGTACCTTTGCGTCTAACTCTATTTACTGCTTTCTGTATAACTGTAGTTTTATTTTGTGATCCTAACTCTAATTCAAAAGCACAGCTTTCTTCTCTGTAGGTTTCTATAGCTCCTCTAATATCTTCTAATGCTTTAGGTACAGGTATAGGTACAGGCTCTTCGATAACATCTTTTACTAAAGAGTCTTGAATTATCTGTAGTTCTTGTAAGATATAACTTACTTGCTCCTGTAAAGACTGATCGTTTGTTTGCCCTTGAGTTGCTATCTCGTTCAATCGTTCCATATCAATATTTAATTGAGTAACAAATGCCTGAACACTTTTCTTAGACATCTTAACTTCATACTCAATAAATCTTTTGTTATCTTCTATTGATATATAAGCGTTCCGTAGTTCATTACTTGAGATTGCTTGTGCTGTTTTAACTTTGATTTCCTCTAAGGACTTTTCTATATCGTTCAACATTGCATTAGAAGAGCGGATAACTGTTTCGTTACTATCAAGTCTATTTAGAATGTGCTTGCTAAAAAGATTTGCTCCAAAGCCTACAATTATAAGTGTTACTATTACTGTTAAAAAATGATTTCTCATATTACCTCCTTTGTTAAATGTTCCAGTTTAACTTCCCTTTATTTTTTACTCTCCAATCTTCATAGTGCTGACTTAGTTCAGCAAAAGAAGTTATATGAGGATACTTTTTTAAGTATTTCATAATCCATTTGGGAGTCATAAAAGATAAATACATAGTTCGATTAGCCATATAATAATCCTGGGTAGGGGCTAATTGAGCTATGTTATCTATAGAGACCTGTGCTGCCTCTTCTTCGTTTAACAGAGTCTTTAGCCATTCTACTTGTAATGGCTTTATTCTCTTTCTTAATGCTTTAATTTTCTTTGCGTTCAATTATATTCTCCATATCTCTATAGGGATTTTAAAGAAGTAATAGAGGGATGTCAAATCCCCCATATTACAATTCCTAAAACCAAGACTAACCAAATAAATAAAGGTAAAGCTTTTATTAGATTGTCTTTATCTCTCATAGATATACACATCATATCTAACTGCGTCTTCGAGTCTACATTCGCGCCAGTTTATATGCCCATTAGAGCTTGTGTACTTGTGTAGATTAGGATTACTTTCTCCAAATCTTCCGTGTAATTTTACATAAAGTTTCTTGCTAAGATATTTATTAATAAACTTCACAGCGTTTCTAACTCCTTCAAGTTTATATTCCTGTAACGTATCTCCTTTATGAACAGTCATTACATATCTGTTTGTTCTTTTCTTCTTCATTTTATTTTGCTCCTTCTAGTAAGTTCATTTAGTATTTTAGTTTTAAGTTTAGGTTTAGTTCTTTCTTGGTTATAAAGTTCTACTAGTTCATTTTTAGATACTCCTTTAATATAGTAATGTTTAATCGTAGTCTTTTTAGTTTGTCTATCATAGCTTTTGCTACTGGGTTTTAATTTCGTTGGCATCTTTATCTCCACTTAAAGCCTTCTTCATCTTTGCATACTCACGTTCAATCTCTTCTGCATCTGCATAGCTAGGCGGAATATCTGTAACACCTTTTAAAGTTTCACACTCCAAGTGAAACTCTATTAGCTGTGATACATTTTCCATAGCTTCGGAAAGTCCAGTTGCTTTTCGTAATCCAAAAGGTACTGAACATTCTAACTTAGTCAAAGCCATTTCGATTTGTAATAGTTTAGTTAGTGTTTGCATTAATCCCAACCTTCAATATCTTTTTTCAATTCCTGGAATAGAGGTTCTCTCAAGTCTTTAAGTAACTCCATAGAGTTTTCAAGTTCTGCTACTGGCATTTCGTTTACATCATTCTCAATAGCCCATAGCGTTCCTTTAATTGCTCCATAGATGTAGTCTATCTTTTCTATTTCATTCATCAGAAACCTCCTCTACTATTTCACAACACTCCGCGTCTCCGTAATCACAGATACTATTTTCAAATTCTTCTATAGCTTCTTCCTCTGTCTCTGCTTCAACATAACAGATAGATGTTGTAGTTATTTTAAAATTTTTCATCATTAATCTCCTCCAGTATTTTTATTATTTTATCTAGCATTTTTTGCTGTTCTCTAATCATATCATATAAATCTTCATTTGTTTGCATCAGTCACCTCCGTTCAATCAAGTAATACCATATACGCATCTGGCTCATTTGTAATAAACCAATCTAAACCTTTGCGCATAGTAGCGTAGTCATTAATCCACTCAGCACCTATAATAGTATCGTAAACTGCAACAGCATCAGGTGATATAGTAACTTTTTCACCAGTAAATCTATTGGCTACTTCAACAGGGCCTACATCTACTACTCTACAGTCAAACGGTAATTTACGTTGTGTCATTCTCTATCTCCTCTGCTTCTATATCTTCTTCGTCATAAGAGAATTCCCAATCTTGTTCTTCGAGATACCCCTTTTCTTCAGCGTCTTCCCAGTTTTCTGCTTCTACAAAACACTCCTCTACTGTGACAGTTCTTCTTTCCAATTTATATTCTTTTAATTTACTCATCTGTATACTCCTTTAGTTCATTAGCTAATCCAGTTAATCTATCTGAAATCCAGTATAGACTTTTTTTATTTTTATTTTTTTCTTCTTTACATAAAACTTTAAATGCTCTAATGAAATGAACAATATCCATATCAAGTATATTTATATTGCCTTCACTTGATGATTCATATTCAAAAGATTCCTGGATATCAAAATGGATTTTTCCAGTTTCACACATTTGATTTATCTCTAGTAGTTTTTTAAGTTTCATTTGTACTCCTTAGTGTTGTTAAAAATTCTGGGTTCATAAAGCTACTCCGTCTGCGTTGTAAGACCAAGTAATCTTTTCGCTTTCTTCTTTATGTCTTATACCTTTTAAAATATGAGCGACCACATCTACAGTCCACCCATTACCTAACATTTTATATCTTTGAGTATTCGATACTCCTTCTGTATATCCATCTGGTATTGTTTGTAATCTCTCACATTCCAATGGTGTTAGTTTTCTCCAAGTCAATTCATCAACAATTACTTTAGGTTCTCTATGTCCTCCACCCATTGTTGTAAGTGTTGGTGCTTTGCCTTTAGGACTATAAACTCTTTTTAGTATATCGTGTCCTTTAATATTTGCTTCGCCTACTTGGATACAACCGCTAACAACTACATTATCTTTTTGTACTGTGGTTAATGAGTTTGTTTTATCATCAGGTCGGAGTTCTAATTGTTGTTTAATCTTTCCGTCTTTGTCATAGCGACCACGAATAGCACCACCTTTGTTATTGAATACTAATTGCCTTCTGTGTTTCTTAAAGTAACTTTTAAGATTCCCACCCTTAAAGTAATTAGCATCAAGACAATGTGATTTCTCTCTGTCTGTTACTCCGTCCTCTAAAATATCAGCAAGTATAATTCCTTTATC